TGTTGGATCTACGATCCAAGAATTAGATGCTAAGTTTCACTACAGAGAGTCTAAAAGTTATGGTGTACATTTTATTGATACAAGTGCATCAATATCTAACAGACATTTTAGACTAAGTTTACTTATCACACTTGCTAAAACTATCATACCATTTGTAAGATTTCCACATGATGATGACATAGCACAGTTAAAAGTAAATATCAATAGTTATATCAGATCAGGGCAAACACTTGATGCTGATAAGTTGGCAAGTGATACTGGATATTCCAGAAACTTATTTCACTTATACAATATGATAATTGAGATAAAAGAATTACTCATGGAAGGCATCACTACTACAGAGAATGTTCAATGTTTATTTGAAAATATGCCCTATGAGCATGAGGGTTATGTAATGTCTAATCAATATGGTACATTTAAACTTGTAAAACGTCAACAATTCTCTTATGCTAACTTCAATGCTAGACAAGAGTGGAAAAAAGAAGTAAGTCTCAAATGATACAATTAATAATCATAGCATTCTATAATATAGTTGGTATGATTCTACCCATCTAAAATATGTGCCAGTTAAGAGAGTGGCACATTCGCTGGTTGCTTTATTGCCAATCGTGACTATCATATAGGTATAGATCACAAACACACATGAAAGTCAAGGAACTACTAGACATTCTAAGCGACGCTAACCCAAATGACAACGTTGCTTTCTACTATCTTGAAAAAGATGTTTTAAACAGAGGAGAATTTGAATCTTTTTTCGATTGTATGTATGAAGATGTACATGGCGTTAGAGATTTTGAATTTACCATACAAAACTATATGGAAGTCCAAGAAGAAAAATTCATGGAGGCGCAAAATGACTAGAGAACAAGAACTAGAACAACGCTATCAGGATTTTCAAGAGTGGTTAAACATTTGCCCACTTGTTGTAACTGACTATCAGGATTTTACAGACCAATTTCAAATCACATTTTCTTTGGAGGCAGACTAATGAACAGAGACTACATGGCAAATATGTTATTCAACATTAATGACGTTGTTGAAACTATCAAGGGTCATTCAATCAATAATGACATCATAGAAGAATATGATAAGAGTCAATTTGAGAGTGAACCAAAAACATTAATGGATATTCCAAAAGATTGGGAAGGCAGTACTTTTACTATTGGAGATTGCCTCTTAGATTTACAAACTCATATCAATGAGTTATATGACTATTTTTCATCTGATGATGACACTTTCATAGACATTAATAATACAGGAGGCAAGTATTAATGAAAAGATTTATCATCACAGAAAGGTTTACAGGTTATGCTGATATAGAGATAGATGCTGAAACCGAAGAAGAGGCGATTGCCTTATATAATAGAGGACATTATCCAGATAGTAATTATCAACGTGACGATATGTTCTATTACTTTGAGTTAGATTCAATTACGGATGCAGTATAATGAAAACAATTACATTAACTGATAAACAATTTGACAATTTATTTTATTATCTTGACGAGAAAGTTAATCAAATTGTTGACACTTCAGTTGACTATCAAGATAGTGAACTATTAGAGGATTTCGAGGATTTATTTGAAGTCTATGATATAATAGGCGAAATAAAAAACGAATATGAAAAGAAATTAGAAATAGCACAGGCAAAACAACCAAAGGCAGAGTGGTAATTATGAACTATAATATGAATGAACCAAAGTTTAATGTAACTGACATTGAATTTGATTTTACTGACTCTCAAGGCGAACTTGACAAATGGGAACAAGACCAGATAGTCAAAAATAATATAGGTGTATGGGAGGCGGATTGTGAAGAAGATTTGATAGAAGAAATTACAACATCAAGCGGTTGGTGTATAAAGTCTATCGATTATGACATACAATTAAAGTAAAACTATGAAAAAATTTATCTTTGAAGAGAAATTCATTTCTTATGCTAATGTTGAAATCTATGCTGAGAATGAAGAAGATGCTCGCCTACAGTTTCAAAATGGAAACTATCAATATTATGATATATCAGATTTTACTGAAGGGCATGAACTAATTGGAGTTACGGAGGAAGTTTGTGACAGTTAAATTAGTGTCACATCTGCTGGTTGTTTTATTGCCAGTGATGACTATAATAATAGTATAACAAACGAATTTCATTATGATTAAAGTTGGTACTAACGTCAAGTCAAAAATACATGATGACTTAACTGGTCACGTTGTAATTTGTCAACCACTAAACAACTATGCTGTTATTATGACAGACATCATTGAGTATGAAATGATGACAGTTGAATGTTTCTTATCTGATTTGGAGTTAGCATAATGAAAAAAGGATTCAACATTGACGTTACTAAAGGTCAATACATGATGCTCTACAATATTATGTGTGAGCATAATCAGATGGTCAATCCACAAGCAAATCCAGATTTTGATTTGCAAACTTTCGACAATCTATTTCAAGCAATCACAATGGCAAAGGAGACTTATTTGTAATGAGACATTTAATTCCATTTACAAAAGACCAAATCTCAATAATTGAGACAAGTCTTGAAGCTTCACTCAAATATGCTGATAGCGAATATATCAGCGAAGTTGATGCAATTTTAAAAGAAATTAAAGACAACACTAGATTTTAAAAAAATGAGATACAAAGATCAAGCAACAACTGTTTTTTCAGAAATCGCTAGTATAATTGAGTCTAGTGATAATGCTGAAAATAATATATACGATATAGTAGATTTTATGATCGGCATAATGACTAAAGATCAACTTAATCAAGTTGAAAATATGCTCACAAATTTATATCCAGAGGAGATAGATTAATGTCAGAAACAACACTATTTGAATACTATGACCACTCTATAATGAGTGAAGTAAATAGAGAATTTACACCCGAACTAATGAAAGAACTAAAAGCATTTTTAGTTGAGAGATATGTTGATAATATGTCAACAAAAGATTTAGTTTCGTATGTAACTGATGATCTTGACAGATATTATGAAAATATGTCAGATGTAGAATTTATTGATGAAGCAAAAAACTACTGGGATGATGGATATGATGCTGTAGTAGAGGAGATCAAAGAGTACGCAGATTGCGATTTCAAAAAGAGTAGAGTTCAATGAAAGTATTTACAATTCAATTCACAGAGGATGAATTAACAGAGTTAGAGAATGTGTTAGACCAACACGTTTATGCCGAAGCAATCGAAAACAAAGGTTCAGAGGGAACTATTGGAACAATCCACAATCGCATTTTAGATGTTCATTATCAAAATAGTGATGGACTTGTGCCAGTTCAAGAGGTTGCACACAGACACTTCCGCAAGGACTTAGACTTGCTATAATAAGTACATACACCACAGAGGACTTATGAACTCAGGAACATCATCAACAGAACTCAACGATATGCTCACAAACTTTGCGAACTATGTTGATTCATTCTATGGAGTGAATGACCCACTTTACCCACTTGTCAAAGATGGCAACCCACTTTCAAAAGTTGACATTCTCGGAGCTACAGAAAAGTATCTTGGCCAGTGTGCTGACGATAAACTTGAATATGTAACTTGGGGTGATGGCGATTCTTTAGATCGTGAGAGAGTGAGAGATATTTTACTTGATGAGTTCGGATACACACATAAAGAGGGGACTTGGTGATGAACAATTACGTTTTTACTGTTACACAAACAGGAACTATTGATGTTGAAGCTAACTCTGAAGAGGAGGCTAGATCAATATTAGAACAAAACATAGGTCACTTTTACGTTGTTACAGATCGTGGCGAGCAACTAGCAAATGATAGTTGGGAAGTTGGCGAGTTAGATGAGATAGATGATTACTATGATGTCGAAGAGGGGGAATAAATGACATTAAAAGAAAAGATAAAAGAGTATGTTGATGACCATTATAAGTATTATGCGTTTTATCCGTATGATGTTGAAGTTGATGGTAAATTATATTCTTATGAAGAATACATGAACATCATACACCCAGAGGTTATAATCTAATGTTATATACTTCAGTAGATAAATTAACTGTATCAAATCAAGTATATAAGTTTATGTGCAACTTATATCCAAACTTAGAAAAAGTTGATATAGAAGTTATACCAACCGATCTTACAGAGGATAATGTTTTTGGCTGGTGCTTAGAAAATAATAATCAATTTGAAATCGAAATACATGATAAGTTAGGATATTTTGATTTTGTTACAACTTTAATACATGAGTTGGTTCATGTAGATCAAACAGTAAGAGGTTTATTTGATGACCAAAAGAGAGAGAATGAAGCATATATTTTAGAAAAGAAATTGGGTAAGAAGTTTATGTTAGAAAATGAGCCCTGTAAAGTGTTCTAATTGTATAGAACAGAATTATTATGAACTCAGGAACAACATCAACCGAACTCAACGATATGTTAACAAACTTTGTTAATTATGTCGATTCATTCTATGGTCAAGATGACCCACTCTATCCTATGATGAGTAGAGAGACAAAGCAACCGCTTACTAAGTTTGATATTCAAAGGGCATCAGAGAACTATCTTGTGATGTGTCTTGATGAAGCAAACAAGTTTTGCACATGGGGGGATGGAGATTCTCTTGATCGTGAGAGAGTCAGAGACATTCTACTTGAGGAGTACAACTACAAGTTTGTGGGAGAGTAAGATGAGAAGATTCGGAATCGTGGTCACATTTGACGAAAGGTATGAGTTCGTCAAGTTGTATGATATACTCAGAGACATGGACTTTGAGTTGACCCCATTACAGGAGTCACTATTTGAGAAGATCGAAATGGGGGTGGACAAAATTGAAATTTAATGTAAAAGATGTTGAGTTTGACTTTGATGACATGTATTCAAATGATGACTTCACTTGTCTTTCATTTGACGAAGAAATCGAACTTCGTGACTTAGCACTTGGTATCTGGGAAGCAGATGATGAAGATGACCTAATCGAAGAGGTAACTACCGCTTGTGGGTGGTGCATCAAGTCTATTGACTACGACATCCAGTTGAAATAGTGGCACACTAACTCTACCATACTACATGGTAGAGACTATAATAAGTATATACATCACAGAGGATTATGCAAGCAACAACAAGAGCAAAAATCTCAAGAAACGAACTCATGGATTATCTCCACGAAGATAGAGACTTGTTGATGGGTTTACAAGATGACCTATCTGAAATGTTATGGGCAACAGGTCAATTCTCTATTACTCTTGATGAAATATTACAGAATTTCATGCCTTTTATTCCTTTGTATCTGATTGAGAATGAAGATGAGATCAAGGAGATATATTCAGATAGAATTGATGATGATGACAACTTCTTTATCTTTGATAGAGATAGAACACCTAATGAAATTACTTTAAACGTGGAGTGGTTAGACTAATGAAAAACATTCATTTACAGCATCCAGAGGACAGTATTCTTACTGGCGATCTATCAGCACTTAATTGTTTCATAAATCCATCTCACTTATCAGTAAAGTTTGATGGAAGACCTGCCATTGTATGGGGTTCACATCCCAAATATGGTAAAACATTTGTAGGAACTAAGTCTGTATTCAATAAGAAGAAGATCAAAGTCAATTTCACAGTAGAGGATATTGAAAGGAATCATGGCGATAGACCAGAGTTAGTGATGATACTAACCGCTTGCCTTGAGTGTCTGCCACCTACGAATCACATCTATCAAGGAGACTTTATAGGTTTTGGTGGTGGTCAGATAGAGTTCACACCGAACACAGTAAACTATGTGTTCCCAAATGTGGTAGAAGAGACTATTGTAGTTGCACCCCATACAGAATACTATGCTGATAAAGAGGGTGGATTACCCGAAGCAATCGGAAGACCACTTATCAGAGACATCAAACCCTCTAACGATTGGTATGAGACATACCCAGAGGAGAAAGGTAAGTGTCTGTTTGTACAACCAAAGGCATGGGTCACAGGTTCGGTGTTACATCACAGATACAATACCTTTGAGCAGATACGTCATAAGGTATTCTTTGCAAAGCAAATGGCACAGGCGGTTACTTTCGCTGACCCTGATAAGGTAGGTATCATAACACAAATGCTCAATAGTTGCATTAAGATTGATTTACCAATTATTGATGAGGAGTTTGAGAATGTATGTGACCCCAGACTTATCAGTTTGTGGAAGTTGGTACGCAGTATCAAGGAACAGGCAATGAGTTGTTGCAGAGACGATAGTTGTATTGAGTCATATATCAATGGAGAGTATGTAGGAGGAGAGGGTTATGTAATACATAATCATTGGGGTACATATAAATTAGTTTATAGACATTTATTTTCACACGCAAATTTCAACAATCTAAGGTACAACTAAATGCGAACATCAACAACTTACACACCAATTACTGTAACTCTCACAGAGGGAGAGATCGGAATCATCCTATGTAGTCTTGAGGATTATGCAAAAAACCTTGAGGAGGATTCAAAGGAGGTCAGAGAAATTGACCAAATCTTTGAAGAGTTGGAAAATGCGGTGGATGACCACTATAATGAAAAGGATGGATTCAATTATGGAGGAACATTTTGATGTGGGGGTTACTTTTTATCATTATAATTAGTATTGTAGGATTCATTTTAATTTATTATGACCCCCATAGGTAAGATCAGTAAGTATTGGAATCAATGGTATAGTATCATAGAGGAAGATGCACCCGAACTCTTAGATGAGTTTATCAGAGACACAGCAAAAAGATATGGGGTTTCCCGATCATATATTGAAAAGGAGTTCATAACTTGACTTTTTCTCATATTATAAGTATAATGTATAGTAAGTAAATTTACATCATGGCAGAATTATCAGAACAACAGGGTCATCTTAAATCAATTCTATCACAACAACAGGAATTGGCGAATGAGATCAATCAATTAAATGCTCAATTAAACTCAAAAAGAGAGTTATTTCAGAAGACTCAGGGAGTTGTAGAGTATCTACAAACTATTGGAGTTAAATTACCAGAACCCGAAGCACCCGCAGAAGAAACTAAAACGGAGGTAGTCAAGTAATGGCAACTAAGTATTGGAGAGTAGAGAGCATGGCAACTAATGGTTGGAATATTACAGACCCACGATTAGATGTTAAGTTGACTAAAGATCAAGCAAAAGTAAGATTAGAAGAGTTAATCGCAGAGGGATATAATCCTAACAGACTCAGGGCGATTCCTGATGCTTCATAACGAGGGGAGCAGCGACCTAAAATATGACCCCCAAATCAATGATTATGTAGTGTGGACAACAGCACTCGGCATGATACATGAGGGGTGGGTATATTTCAAATCAAAACCAACTTGCACCTAAACGTGGGTGGGAGACACCTATTGACTATATTACCATAGAGTTGGGTGTGAAGGAGAAACCAAACTGCACAGAAAATGACCCCCATAAGTATATTCATGTACTTCTATGTTGTTATGAGCATCAATGGGGAGAGTTGAGATATGTAAAGCGAAGGAAAAACAAGAATGATAATTCGATTATACACGAAGCAGAAAAAGGGATCAACTTTTATAACTACTATCCAGACTACAAGAGTCAGGAACACAGATACCAAGATGTACAATGAACGGACATGATTCTTGCGTACTGGTAACTGGTGGATTTGACCCTATACATGGTGGTCATATTGATTACTTTCAAGATGCAAAGTTGCTATCAACATATCTCATAGTTGGAGTGAATAGTGATGAGTGGTTGAGAAGGAAGAAAGGTAGAAACTTCATGACGTGGGAATCAAGGAAGAGAATCATAGATCAAATGAACATAGTTGACTATGTGATTGACTTTGATGATAGTGATGGATCAGCAAATGATGCCATAGAGCAATGCTTAAAAAAGTTTGATAAGGTTATCTTTTGTAATGGAGGAGACAGAGGACAGGAAAACATACCAGAGTATGAGAAGTACAAGAACAATAAGAGAGTAGAGTTTAAGTATTCAGTTGGAGGAGGAAAAACGGAATCATCAAGCGAACTATTAAATGCTTACAGTAATCCTATCACTTACAGAGCATGGGGTCATTATCGTGTATTGTATGAAGGGAAAGACTATAAAGTTAAAGAGTTAGTGATTAAACCACATTCAGAACTTTCAATGCAACGACATACTCACAGATCAGAAACATGGAACTTAGTGAGTGGACAGGCAAAACTTAGACTCATTCATAATAATGAAGTGGTAGAGCATGACTTGTTATCTACCACAGTTATACCCAAAGGCACATGGCATCAAGGATATAACGATTCAAACACCCCTGCACATATTGTAGAGATATGGAGGGGGGATTCTGAACACCTAAATGAAGAGGACATAGAGAGGAAAAACTAATGGAATTACTCATAGGAACAATGTGTTTTGGTGCGATTACATTCTATGGATACTGCATGGCGAAGTACATAGACGCAAGAGAAGAAAGAAGGGCAAATATGTATCACTATGATACAAAAAAAGATTAAAAAAGGTTTTTAAATATCAAAATAAATATAAAACTCTTTATTATACCGATTCTCAATAAGATTGTTTATTGATAGTCAATAAGGTGTTAATATTCTCATAAGTATGATAAATGTTCAGAGTTTATGTGGACTTAGCGAGCATACCATCAAACGTCAAGTGCGTCAATCCACAGGTCACGGAATCCACACAGAATCTAGTCGAGAATTATAAATATCTCGTCTAGGTTTCCTAACATTCTAGTGCAATCTAGTCGAGAACTTGCTATACTTATAGTACAACAAATCTAGTCGAGCTCATGTACGATTACGAATACACATATAATCTCGAAGAGGATTATGACTTTCAACTAGATCTAGACGAGGATTACCCTAGAAACACACAGGATCTAGTCGAGCTCGCATACACGCATTATGCGTAACTAGATAACACACATCTAGATACACATCATATAGTGCGTACACACGCACATCTAGACACGCATACGTGTGACAGTCAGAAAACTGGCTGAAATTTACAACAAATCGAAAACTTTTGTATATTTCTATACTTCTATTGTGACAACACGTATTGTCAGAAAGTCAACCCGCCTTGTGCCACTAAAAGAACTGGCACATAAAGGGTTGTTCTCAATAACGAATCTTATTGAGAATGTTACAGAGTATGACTAAAAATATTATAAGGCAGGGTCGGTGGCGATGTTTTGTTCAGGCAGTTACCCCACTGCTCTCTTTTCTTCGATTAACCTTATTATAATCCATATAAAACCCAATTCAACCACTTGTGTGCCACTAATTTAAGTGTCACATGGGTGGTTGTTTTTGTGTGTGGATCGTTTATATTAAGTGGGCAAAGTTATTTTTTCAAAAATGCCTAAACCTGAAATTGTGATGAGTTCTGCCTTTGGTATGGGATTCTGGATTGATGAGGAGGGAGTCTTTATGTCTTGTCCCGCCTTTGAGTATGGTGCATTTGATGTAGAAAATGCAGTTCCCGTTGAAGACTGGGATGACTTTAGCGTGTATTCGATCCACCATATGCAGATACTCGCCCAACTTGTGCGGATGTGTACCTTGAAGCGTGACTATGTGAATATCGGTTACTATGCCGAAAGATTCTCAGGAGTGGGAGTATGAAAAATAAATTTTATATTGTTACTGAGATTGAGACTCATGAGAAATCATCTCAGATTGAATGGGAGATCCTAAACTGTCTGGGGATCTGGACAATAGAAGGGAGGAACGAAGCAGACAGAGAAGTTAAATTATGGGAGAAGGTTGAAGAGTATCTGGGAACGAAGTTAGCAAGTCTTACTTATGAGCATAACAAACCACACGCATTAACAGCGTTTAAGTAGACAGTTTGATTAGTGGCACACAGGTGGTTGTTTTATCACTTGTGTGCATTATAGTAAGTATGTAAACAAACAGAGGTTTTAAAAATGTCCGTTTTACATCACGAATCTTTATTAGAGTCATGCTTCGACCAAGCATGGGAGGACTTCAGAGTTC